GTTGGAAAGAGCGGCATTCTCAGGAACACCACCAATTCGGTCAGCACGGGGAGCGGTTCCACCGAGGTTATCTAGGGTTTCTGCTTGAGAACCGGCAGTAACGCTGAAAGTGTTACCTGAACCACCGGCAGGACGCTCCTTTAAGACTCTCCAACCGGAGGAAGTGTAGGGACGCTTCGAAATCATCGAAAGAGCGTTGCATTCGCGGTTTAGCATAGACCAGACCTTTTGACCATAAACAATGTTGTAAAGGCCGGTTGTGTCGGCAATACCGGAGCCACTAAAGCCCGGTGCGCCATCGTGACGGAAAGATGAACTAATTCCGCCAATTGCACCTGCTTGCTTCAGAAGAGAGTTACCTGCTCCAAAGTTTCCTAATCCGTATGCTTGTGCTTCTAAATCTGCAATTGTGTTAATATAACCACTCATGTTAAATCACCTCAAAGGTTTCCTCCAATCAGACGGTGAACATCGGACCAATCCATCTTGGCGATATCATCCATCGTAGGAACATTGGCTACGGCTTCTTCTTGAGCCTTAGCGATTACTTCGCGTTCTGCGGTAAGCGACTTACGAAGTTCGGTAAATTCATCCTTAAGGGAAGCAATTTCGCTAGCAGCATCATAGTTTTGCTTTGCGATAAGGTTCTCACGGGAAGAAACTTCATTTTCGAATCTTTGGTGGAAAGACTTCTGAAGATTGTCGTAAGCGAGTTTTTCTAACTGCTCTTGACGGAAAGCCTCGTAAGCCTTTTCGATGTTTCCAACGGAAAGGTCAAGGGTTTCTAACTCTTGGTTGTTAAATGCCTTAACAACGGGAAGGTCAGAGGGTTTAGGACGACCGCCATCAATTACGATGCGGTCAGCAGGTTGTCCAATTTCGACACCTGCGCCATCAAGAGTTGGGACGTAGGCTTTTGCCTCTTCATCCATGTATTCCATAGATTCTTCGTCTTCCATCTTTTCGCCCATCATCTTTTCGTCCATCATGGACTCTTTCTCGCCCATCATGGATTCTTTTTCATCCATCATTTCTTCTTCTTCCTTTCGGAGTGAATTCACTTCTTTAAGAAGTGTGTCCAACTCTTCTAGTGCTTTCTCTAGTTTTTCGGTCATATTATCACCTGTTTTTTTGTCTTGTTTTAAAATGTCAAACTTTGCTTCCGGGTTAATTCCTTTTTCACAAATCGTGACTTCATGTAGTTCTAACTTTGAAATTTCGTTATATTGTCCTAATTCAGAATTTGATTTTTTGACTTTCTGTAATGCTTGTCCACCAATGCTAAAAGAACGGAGAGAACCTTTTCTAATTCCTCTATTAATCTCCTTGGCTTTTTCGATATCATCGCGTAGTTTGATAACCACAAAGAATCCTACATCATCTACTTCTGTCTTGAATAGTCTTCCTTGCTTATCTCGATAAGAGTCCACTACTTCTCCGACTTGAACATTTGAATGGTTGGTCATTACGTTTCTAAATGACTTTTGTCCCATGAATTTCTTAACTGCTTCGTTAAGTGCTTTGATTGTAATGAGGTCATTCTGTTTATCAACGATTTCAATGCTCGCATATCCGCCAATCATTAGGTCGTCGTTGCTCTTCAGAATCGAGAAATCTCCTTGAACATTGGTGTCCATATCGAGGCTTCTCATGTTCCTCAACTCTCCTAAATCAAGATGACCATATAAAGGACTCGCATCATTCGCTAGGAAGAGGTAACTTGTGATACCTGTCTTCGTAAATGTTCCACAAACCCTCGTCACCCTCTTTGTCTGCGGGGCTTTGTTTATATCCGGTCCATGCTAGCCACATTTCTTCATCATTAACGGGAATGACTCTTAAGTGCAACTTAGTTTCAAATTTATTTCCTTCTAAGAAATATTCATGGTAGCCATGTCTTTGAACACCAAGTCTAATCTTACCCTTATCAATTAATTTTTCACGGTCTTTAGACTTAGAAACTTGGGCAGGAAACTTACCTGCTTTTCCGAATAACTCAAATAGAGCATCTTCACCTTGGAGGTCAATAAACCAAACTAGATTTTCATCACCTAAACTAATACTTAAATCAACGTTATCGTCTTTTCTCATGTATAGTTTAAAATTACCTTCTTGAAATTCTTTCGGAGTCTTATACTCTTTGATGATTGGGTCTTTCATGATTTTATCATCATGAGCAAATAATCTTTTAGTTTTGTCATCATAACCAATAGGGTCACGCTCTTCTGCCCAATCAACTAATCGCTTTTCACTTCCTTCTAAAATCTCTTCATATAAGTCTCTAGTATTTTTAATCAGATAATTATGGAGTTCTTTTGGTGTTTTTGGACCATTTTCCTTAAGGTAAAGAAAAATACTTTGAGTCAGTCTTGACTGTTTAGTTTTCATTACTTCTTCTGCTTGACCTTTCCACATATCTAAATCTGCAATAGCATTTTTAGACATAAGGTTGTCCTCTTCAAAACCATAGATAACGAAACCATCCATATCAAATTTACAAATAAGAGTTGCTTCACCGTGAATGTAGTCAGTAACTTTCATTGACTTCTCTAAAGCAGTAACGTCATAATTTAGAGACTTCTTAGTGTCCCTAGATAAAAGTTCTAAAGTGACTAATTTATCTGGATATTCAACTTCTGGAATTTCAATAACCTTCGCTGAGAAAAGTGTATACCTTTCTCCAGATTTTTTGACTTCATCAACCTTAACTCTAATAACGTCACCAATATCAGCAGCAATCTTAGTATTAAGAGCCTTCCCGACATTCATGTATGTCTTTCCTTCAATCTCCATGAAGTCTTTGCCTTCACCTTCTGTTGGGCCTGCACCAAGAGTATAAGAATAAAGATTGCTTTTAGTTTTCTTTTTGTCTAAAACAATCAAGTCAAGGTCAACAAACTTCTTCCATTTGACCCACTTTGGATTCTTTTTCGTTCCAATATAATATGTTGAAGTTGCATCCTTGATAACAACACCTTCAGATGTAGGCATTTCCATAATTTCCTTTGAATATGTTTCAACATCTTTCAGATTATCAGCCATTCTGGTATCTTTCTTTGATGGGAAAGCAACTTCCATAGACGACCTAGAAGAAAAGTTATTGAACAAAACATTAATTCTATCAGATAAAGGCTCTTCCACTAGATTTCTATTTTCATGACGCATAATATCAAAAACGTGTGCCCTTAACTTTGCTTCAGGATATTTGCCCTTAAATACATGAGCGATTGTATCTGCTCTATGTAAAGCATCATCACCATCAAATAAAATCAATTCTGCATCAAGAATACAGTCACCGTATTGTTTCTGCTTCATTTCCTTTACTTGGTCAGGACACTTATCTGTAATGTCTTTTTCATTATATGAATAGATTTTCACTTTATTATCAATCTTGTGGATTTGGATTCTCATACCGTCGTATTTTTCTTGGACTACCCAATCGCCACTAAATCCTTTAAGTTCTTCCATATCGGAAATCTCAAAGATTCTATACATAGGTTTATTTGGGATAATGAAGTCAGATTGAGCCTTTTCTTCTTCAGACTTTTCTGCCTTCTCAATATCTTGAACCTTTTCCCATTCTTCCTCTTTGTGTTCAGAGAGATAGAACATCTCTAAAATATCAAGGGCTTCCTCAACTTTGGTTTCGACCTTCTTTGAGTCTTTTCCATCGCCATATTGCTCGATGATATAAAGGCCAATGTCGGACGCTTCTAGGTCAAGACCCGCATAGCCGTCCGTAATTGTGTCCGGTTCCATGTCTTTAATGCTCCAAACTTTCTCAGATAGAGCATCTTTTCCATCACGTAGTGCGTAATGGACGAACTTAGCCATAGTTTCAGGCTCTGAAAGCAAAACCTCTAGGACTTTGTTTTTATATTTTTTAACGAATGGGTCATTTGCTTCTTCCGAAGAAAGACGCATATCTTTAATTGCTTGATATAATTTAAGTGCTTGGCTACTTTGTGGGTTAGCGGTTTCTTTATCCTCTAACAAATCATCATCAATATAGTCCTCTAAAATACTACCTAAAGCATTAGCCTTAGAGTGTTTCTCCTGAATGTCTTCAAGAATAGAACGCCAACGACTCCCGTATTCTTTGGGGTCTTCCTTTGCAGAAAGATATGCTACGCGAGTCTTCTCGAATAAGCGAATAATCTCTTCAGAAGGAGATTCTTCTTTATCAAGAAGAAGAGGCAATTAAATCACTTCTTAGGCTTGATTACTTGTCCTGCAAGACCGTATCCTTCTTTTTCTTGATTAGGGATTTCAGTCGTAACTTTTTCGCCTTTAGGACGCTTGACTTTTTCCATCTCAAGTTTCTCATCTTCAGTAAAATCAATACCGTTAGGGTCGGACATTAATTCTTTGACCTTTCTTGCTTTTTCAATAGCAAGGCTAATTAATCTTTCTTCGGGTGTAACTCTTTCTGGCATTTTAATCACCTGCTAATCTTTTCACAACGCTGTGAATTTCTTCCCATTCCATGCTAGAAACGTCAGGAACTCCTGAAGATTTCTGAACAGTCATTGAAGGGGTAGGACTATCAATAACTACATATCCTGACTTCATCAGGAGATTATCGTCATTATATACTGCTTTCTCAAGCATTTCAATCTTGGCCGTAAGAGCCTTTAAAATCTCTAATACATCTTCATTCATCTTTCTTAGCCTCCTTTTTAGCGGGATAAACTAAATTTTCCAATTGGCGATAGAGTAACTCATACTCCTTCCGTAACTTGCTAGCCGTGGCGACGATATCAACGTTTCGCTCGTCCATTGATTTCATCTTCTTTGCTAGTTTTTTATCTGACTTGACTAATTCCAAGTCTTTCATGAGTGTAATCAATTCACCTAATTTTGTGAAGTCCTGTCCGAAAAACTCAGAAGGTTCTGCGGCTTGAAGAGTTTTCTTTAGTCGCTTCTTACCTTTTGCATCCAGAGTATCTAAGAGTTTATCAGGAGACTTTCTTTCATCTTTCTTTAAGATGAAGCCATCTCCGTTCCCGTAATAGTCCCAAGTCATTCTTCTCTCTCCTCACTTTGAGTAACTACTTTTTCCATAATTTGAGCCACTTTTTGTAGCAACCTAATGATTCTTGAAAACTTTGCTGAAATGGTCATAACTTCACCTAAGTTGAAATCAACATCATATTCAACGTCGCCTGAATTTAGAAGGTCTTCGATAATCTCATGAATTGTCGTTCCTTCTCCCTGAGCAGCATCTTCTGACTTAGCCCTTAATGTTTCAAACATTGTCGTCAGTTCTCTAATCATTTCAGAGACATTATCCTTCTCGAATACTCTCTTTGCATTTTCTTCAGAGTTAAAGGTATTTAAAACCTTAATGAATGCATCTGTCTTTTCAATAAGAGCATCGTAATACTTGTCCCTTTGACTAATGATTGACTCTTCCTTAGAACGAAGACCTTCTAACAATTCTTTTACTTCTTCGTTTTCCTTAAAGTTTACTTCTTTAGCAAACTCTAATTTTCTATTGAATCTAGATGTTTCATCATCTTCTAGTTCACCTTCTTCGGCACTAGCGACAAACTCCATGTAAGCCTCTTCATCTAATCCTTCATCAACAATTCTTGGGATAATTTCATTTAATCTGTCAATTACATCAGTAACTGTATCGTTTTCAACATAGATGAAATATCTAGAACCATTCTTAAGACCTTCAACATCCTTTTTGAAATCACTTAGACTCTCAGTCAAACCTGTAATGTTAAGGGCCTCTGAAAGAGTAATCTTTTCATTGAAGGAACGGCGAAGGACTCTTGCTCCCTTTTGTGTTTGGCGATTGGTTGTATTAACGAAATCACTAAGTAATTTTTCAGTCTTTGACCTATCAACACCTGATAACCTTTGCTTGATTCCAAAGGTTTCCTCAGCATAGTCTTGAACATCGGAGAGAAGATTATTCTTTTGTGATAAGAAAGATTTAATCTTCTCCGCATTCTTTTTGATGTTATTTCCTTCTTTGTTGTTTAGGTCAAGTCCGCCAGAAATAAGAACAGGATAAGAGAACGGTTTAACGATGTTGTATCTAAACGCTCTTTCAGGACTCTTTTTGATTTCCTTTAACATATCTAATTTAGCCTGTGGGTTGTCCCTAAGAATTCTAATAATAGCGTTTTCATTTGATAAGATTCCACCTTTACTAGAATAGTCTCTAGCACCTTGGAAAATATCATTAATGAATTTTTTATAGTTGTTCGAAGGCCTTTGGTTCTCTCCTGCTTTCACAGGCTTTCTTTTAAGCCTATTTGGAACTTGATTCTTCTTTTCTGAATCTAGAAGTCTGTCTGGGAAAACCTTATCGAATTGTTTTTCCTTTTCAATAAATTTTTCAAAGAGACTTTCGAATTCAGAAACCATTTTCTTTGCGTTAGATGCAGCATCGCGTGTCTCTTCTCTAAGAGAAAGATTATTCTCAATCGAGTTAAGAAGCCCCAAAATAGTAACGTGTGCTTCTCTAACAGAACCGGGAGAATCTAAAAGAACTAGTAAATCATCATCAATGCTATCTTTAAATAATTCGTATTCTCTATTAATCTTACTACTTTTAATCTCACTTTCTTTTAGTCTTCGCAAGTGTGATTCTAGTTCTGAAGCAGAAGGAACTTCATTTGTTTTTCTCCCCATAAGAGAGTTGTATTCCTTAAGTGAATCGTCAAAAGTTTTGAATTTGTTCTTACTTTCATTCTCTAAAAGTTCAAGGATTTTCTGTTGTTTCTCAGTAAATTCTGCCTTAGCAGAATCTAAACGATTGAGAATTTTGGTATACTTTGAAGAATTAATTAGGACTCTATCTAACATTTCTTCAATAGAAACGTTGCTCGCTGTTGCGTAGATTTTTTGACCAGATTTAGGAACATTCTTCAATGATTCAAATCTTTTAATAGATTCAAAAACTTCTTTTCTTCTAGATTTAAATCTTTCAAGTTGAGCCCTAAATATTTTAAGATTTTCTTCCTCTTCTTTAATTTGTTCTGAGATTTCTTGTCTCTTCTCAGCGTCAGTTTCTCTCCTTCGTTGTTCTTTAAGGCTAAAAAGAATTTCACCTGCGTTGTTAACTAATTTAGAAATATCACTTTCATCCCAATCAATTTCTCCCCTTTCTTTTCTGCCGCGCTCTTGAGATGCAATTTCTCCAACTTTTTCAGCCAAAACTGTCAAAAATTGCCGATTTAAGTTCTCAGCCCTTCTAGCCTGTTTAACATCTTTTTTTGGTAAATCTAAACTAAACTCTCTTAGGTCTTGATTCCTAACCCTACCAACACGAATAGGAGTTTGTGGAACACTTCTTAAATTTTCTAACTTTTCTTTCAAGTCAGATAATTTCTCTGTATCTTGAGAATAAATTACTTCAGCGATAGTTCCTAGAGTCAGGTCTTTCTTTAAAATAAGGCCATTACCAATCTCTTCCCAAATAATGCTCAACGCCTTTTTGAAAGGCGTCGTGTGCAGGGTATAGACCCAACTCATCTAATCAACTCAAAAGGGAACGTTTTCTTTTCGACCACGACGATGCGGAGGAAGAAGCACAACATCGGGACAATCAGCAGAAGCCGTCTTTGCCTTATGTGTGGTATCAGTAGGAAGACCCATAGAAAAGTCTCGGTTCTTCTTAACTACACGGTCATTTGATGCGTTTTCTGCTCTAATCTGTGCTAACTCCTTGCGAAGTCTAATCTCTCTTTGTTTTAAATCTTCAGTCATCAGGGTATTCTCCTTTCGCTTCTTCTATCAACGTTTTGATTTCCTGCATCTTCAGGTAATCCGGTGAATCTCTTGTCTGGCCCTACGCTTGACCTCATCTTATTTCTTGTGGCCGGTGGGTTCTCTTGGGGCTTAGGACTTCCACCCTGTAACGCTTGACGTTGCATTTCATCAAGGTCGCGTTGGTCCACGTTTGAACCTGCTAACGGGTCCACTTCGGCCTGACCTCCTTCTCCCGAAGGCTGCATTTCTTGGGGTTGGGGTTCAGGCTTCTTAAAAGTAAATTGACCATCTTCATCCATATCAACTTCGAAACCAATGTTTTTCATAGAAGCAGCGAGGCTGATTTCT